AGATGTTGCAAGGGTGGAAAGATCTTGGCGGAAGAACCAAACTGATCGAAGCACTTAAAAATGCTTTTGAAGGCGTTCAGAGTGTTATCAAACCGATCTATGAGGCATTCCGTGAGATATTTCCTCCTGCCACAGCCAAGCAGCTTTATGATATCACTGAAAATCTGCGAAAATTCACAGCGAATTTGAAACTCAGTGATACTGCTTCGGCAAATTTGAAGTCCACTTTCAAGGGTTTGTTTGCGATCTTGGATATCGTTAAGCAAGCCTTTTCTGCTATATTTACAGCAATCAAACCGTTGTTCGGCGGGCTTGGAACACTCGGAGATGGAATTCTTGGTTTCACTGGCGGTGTTGGTGATGCTATCGTGGCATTTGATGAGTTTATCAAAACCAGCGGAGCATTCCAGAAAGTCGGTGAGGGTATTGCTACGGTCATTCAGACAATTATGACCGCTTTATCGACGCTGAAGAATAAGATCAAAGAGAAATTCGAATCTGCCAATTTTGAAGTGTTTCATTCTCTGCTTGAGCGAATTCATGAGAGAATGGCGCAGGTCGGAGAAGCAGCCGGTGAGATGAAATCCGGTTTCAGCGGAATCATCGATCTGCTGAATGGTATCTCGTTCGGTGCTATTGCTGTCGGCATCACGAAGTTTGTCGGTACATTCCGAAAAGCTATTGAAGATATCGGCAGTTTCAAGGAATCCTTTATCGGAATTCTTGACAGTGTTCGAGGATGCTTTGAAGCTTACCAGAATCAGTTGCAGGCAGGTACATTGCTGAAAATTGCATCAGCTATTGCCATTCTCACAGCATCCTTAATTGCACTCAGTCTTGTAGACAGCGAAAAGCTGAATGTGGCTCTTGGAGCAATCACTGTGTTGTTTGCCGATCTTCTCGCTTCTATGGCAGTGTTTAACAAGATCAGTGGTCAGGTAACTGGTGTGGTGAAGAGTGTAACGGCTATGCTCGGTATTGCTACGGCGGTGCTTATTTTGACGAGTGCACTTAAAAAGATCGCAGATCTGGACGCAAAACAGCTTACCACCGGCCTCATTGGTGTTGCAGGTTTGACCACTATGATGGTTGCCGCGGCCAAAGCTATGAGTTCCAACAGTAAAGCTATTATCAAGGGTGCTACTCAAATGGTGATCTTTGCAGCCGCAATCAAGATTCTTGCTTCTGTTTGCGAGCAACTTGCTAAATTGGACTGGAACCAGCTTGCGAAAGGTCTTGTCGGCGTTGGTGTGTTGCTTGCCGAGGTTTCTCTGTTCCTGAGAACCGCAAAATTCAGCGGCAAATCCATTACTACGGCTACAGGCATCGTGATTCTTTCGGCAGCAATCAAGGTGCTGGCATCTGCCTGCAAAGATTTCGGCGAAATGAAATGGGAAGACATCGGTAAGGGGCTTGCCTCCATTGCCGTCCTTCTTGCCGAGATCACTGCATTCACAAAACTTACCGGAAATGCTCAAAATGTCATTTCTACTGGTGTGGCGTTAATTGCCATTGCCGCCGCTATGAAAATCCTTGCCTCTGCGGTTAAGGACTTCTCAACCATGCAGTGGGATGAGATTGCTCGTGGTCTGACTGCTATGGCTGGCGCACTTGCTGCGATCACTGTAGCGGTTAAATTCATGCCGAATAATATGGCTGGCATCGGCGCCGGTTTGGTGATCGTTGCTGCGGCACTCGTCGTCCTTTCGACTGCTCTTGAGAAGATGGGAAATCTGAGTTGGGAGCAGGTAGCAAAAGGACTTATTACCCTTGGCGGCGCAATGGCCATTCTTGCAATCGGTCTGAATGCCATGACAGGCACTCTTGCAGGTTCTGCGGCGCTTCTTGTTGCTGCAAGTGCCCTCTTGGTGCTTACTCCGGTACTAACTATTCTCGGCGCCATGAGTTGGAGTTCCATCGTGAAAGGTCTCGTTACCCTGGCAGGTGCATTTGCTATCCTCGGTGTTGCAGGCGCTGTACTCACTCCCCTGGTTCCTTCCATTCTCGCTTTGAGTGGCTCGCTGGCACTAATCGGGGTAGCAGTTGTCGGTATTGGTGCAGGGCTTGCTCTGGCGGGTGCCGGTCTATCTGCTTTGGCAGTAGGCTTGACGGCTCTTGCAGCGGCAGGAACCGCTGGCGCTACAGCCATCGTCGCTTCTTTGACTGTTATTATCACAGGCGTAGCAGGGCTTATTCCCGCTATAGTAGCAAAGATCGGCGAGGCAATTGTCGAATTCTGCAAAGTTATCGCTGATAGTGCAGGAGCCATTGGAGAAGCAGTCAAGGCGGTTATTCTTATGCTGGTGGATGTACTTGTTGAGTGCGTTCCCGCTATCGCTGATGGGGCATTGAAGCTCATTGCAGGTGTTCTTGAAGCATTAGTAGAATATACCCCGTCTATCGTCGATTCTATTTTTCAGTTTCTTATTGCCGTACTTGAGGGTGTAGCTAAGAATCTTCCCAGTCTGATTCAGGCTGCTGTTGATGTATTGATGGCATTCTTCTCCGGCATTGTTGATGCACTTAAGGGTATCGATACAGAAACTCTTCTTCAAGGAATTGTCGGTATTGGTTTGCTTGCAGCAATCATGGCTGCCTTGAGTGCAGTAGCAGCTCTTGTTCCTGGTGCCATGCTGGGTGTTCTCGGTATGGGTGCTGTCATCGCTGAACTCGCTCTTGTTCTTGCTGCGGTCGGTGCTTTGGCGCAAATTCCGGGCTTGAATTGGCTTATCAACGAAGGCGGTAATTTGCTCCAGGGAATTGGTACGGCGATCGGTAAGTTTGTTGGCGGTATCGTCGGCGGCTTTATGAGTGGCGTGTCCAGTCAATTCCCGCAAATCGGCTCCGATCTTTCCGGTTTCATGACCAATGTTCAGCCGTTCCTTGACGGTGCGGCTTCTATAGATCCGGCTATGCTGGACGGCGTTAAGGCTCTTGCAGAAACAATTCTTATCCTGACAGCCGCAAATATTTTGGATGGACTGACCTCGTGGTTCACCGGCGGAAGTTCGCTCTCCGGCTTTGCTGAAGAGATGGTTCCGTTTGGAAAAGCTATGAAACAGTTCTCTGATGAAATCAGCGGCATTGATGGAGAAGCAGTTTCCAATGCTGCAATCGCAGGTAAGACTCTTGCAGAGATGGCTGATACACTTCCCAATACTGGCGGTGTCGTTGGTTTCTTTGCCGGAGAGAATGACATGAATGCATTCGGTGAACAGCTTATTCCATTTGGTCGTGCCATGCGTAACTTTGCAAACGAAGTCGCCGGAATTGACGCCAGTGTTATCACTGAAGCGGCTACCGCTGGTAAAGCACTTGCAGAGATGGCAAGCACTGTTCCGAATAGTGGCGGTGTTGTCGGCTTCTTCGCCGGAGAGAACGATATGGACGATTTCGGAGAACAGCTGGTTCCGTTCGGCAGAGCAATGAAGAATTTCTCTGACGCCGTTTCCGGACTAAAAGCCGATGTCATTCAAAATAGCGTTACCGCAGGTCAGGCTTTGCTTGAACTTGCAAATACGGTGCCGAATACGGGCGGCGTTGTATCCTGGTTTACGGGAGATAATGACCTTGAAACCTTTGGCGAACAGCTCGTTCCGTTTGGTACTGCGATGAAGAACTATTCTTTGGCTGTTACGGGATTGGACGCATCTGTCGTCACAAACTCTGCAAATGCGGCTAAAGCTCTGGTCGAGCTTTCAAACAATTTGCCGAATAGCGGTGGTATCGTATCTTGGTTTACGGGCGACAACGATATTGCAAGTTTCGGCGAGCAGTTGGTGTCCTTCGGTCAGTCATTTGCTGCGTACTATAACAGCGTCAGCGGAGTGGATGTGGCTAAGTTAAGCGGGGTAGTTGTTGAGTTCAGAAACCTTGTGGACTTGGCAAACGGCATTAAGAGCGTTGATACAAGTGGAATGTCTACATTTGCTCAGAATCTTACGAATTTGGGTAATGCGGGAATCGACGGTTTTATCAATGCCTTTACGAATGCTAATTCTCGTGTGAGCACTGCTGCAAACACGATGGTTACCACATTCATAAATGCTGCTAAAGCACAGCAAGGTAATTTGACAAGCACCTTCACTACCATGATTAACGGTATTGTTACTGCTTTTACAAGTAAATACAGTCAGTTCACGATCATGGGACAAACAATGATGACCAACTTTATCTCCGGTATTCGTACCGGTGACGCATCGGCTCGATCTGCGTTTGTTGTTATTGTGTCCGGTTGTCTGACAGCAATCCGAAATAAGTTCTACGAGTTTAACACCGTTGGACAGACTACGATGACAAATCTCATTGCTGGTATTCGGACAAAGAATCAGCTTGCAAAAGATGCCTTTGTTCAGATCATCAACAGTTGCCTGACGGCAATCCGAAATAAATACACCGACTTCTACAATGCCGGTAAGTATCTTGTTGAGGGCTTTGCTAAGGGTATTGACGAGTATACCTGGTACGCAGAAGCACGAGCGAGAGCAATGGCAAGAGCTGCTGCACAGGCTGCGGAAGCTGAACTTGACATCAACTCACCGTCCAAAGTTGGTTATCGAATCGGCGGGTTCTTTGGTATGGGCTTTGTCAATTCTCTGATCGACTACACTGATAAGTCTTATGACGCCGGTGCATCTGTTGCAAAGTCGGCTAAAGAGGGACTCCGCAATGCGGTTTCCAAGATCAGTGATTTCATTGAAAATGGGATTGATTCTCAGCCAACGATTCGACCGCTGCTCGATCTGTCCGATGTAACAGAAGGAGTCGGCAGACTATCCGCACTTCTGAGCCGGAATCAGGCAATGAAGATCAGCGCAGGTATGGAGCGTGAGGGTGGCAGTGTCGTTCAAAATGGCGGTACTACACCTACCTCTGGAAACAACTACAATTTCACACAAAACAACTATTCGCCTAAGGCACTGTCGAGGATTGATATTTATCGTCAGACGAAGAACCAGTTCTCGGCGTTGAAAGGATTGGTGGAAACATGATTCACTCATTTGCTATCACCAATTACTTAGGTGATAGGATCAAACTTGACTTGAGGGAGCCTGAGGTTTCGGGCTTCCTCATCAAGTCTGTAACCGGCTTAGGCCCAGTCAAAGCAACTGTCAACACAACGGAAGTCGTCACTAATGACGGCTCTATGTTTAACTCCGCCAGACTGAGTCAGCGGAACATCGTTTTCCAAATCGTATTCGTTGACACGGTTTACGGAGAAACAATCGAGGATGTACGACAGAAGTCCTACAAATACTTTCCGGCAAAGAAAAGTGTTGAAATCATCATTGAAACCGATAACCGATATGTACGAACAAACGGTTATGTGGAATCGAATGAACCAAATATTTTCAGCTCACAGGAAGGGACATCGATCTCGATCATTTGCCCTGACCCGTTCTTCTATTCAGCCGGTGAGGATGGAAATAATGTAACGGATTTCTACAGTATTGACCCGATGTTCGAGTTTCCGTTCTCAAACGAGTCCCTGACGGAACCGCTGCTTGTATTTGGTGAAATCCAAATCAAGACGGAGGGTGTCATCACTTACTATGGCGATGCTGAAATTGGAGTAACAATCTATATTCATGCAATCGGGCCGGCAAGTAACATCAATATTTACAATACGGAAACCAGAGAAGTCATGAAGATTGATACCGTGAAGCTTCAAAAGCTTACGGGAAAAGGCGTCGTTGCAAGTGACGATATCGTTATCAACACCTCAAAAGGTGATAAGAGTATTACTCTGATTCGTGAAGGCGTTTCGTACAATATCCTGAACTGCTTGGATAAGAATACTGACTGGTTCACGCTGGCAAAAGGAGATAACATCTTTGCGTTTACTGCTGACAGCGGCGTTACCAATCTTCAGTTCAGAATCGAAAACAAAGTTATCTATGAGGGGGTATAACTATGGAACTTTTGGTCTTAAACACCGACTTTGAGTCCATAGCCGTCATAGATACTTACGAATCCATGATATGGACTGACCGGTATAATTCGTATGGAGATTTCGAGATATTCTTCGCTATGGATACACAACTCTTGCAGTATTTGAAAGAGGATTACTATCTTTGGCTGAAGGATTCGGAGCACTGTATGATTATCGAGGACATCAAGATCAATGCTGACACAGAAGAAGGAAATCATCTTATCGTCACAGGCAGATCGTTGGAGTCTATTCTTGAACGCCGCATCATCTGGGGGCAGCGAATCTTTAATGGAAATCTTCAAAATGGCATCCAGACGATGCTAAACGAATGCATCATTTCACCGTCTATTGCTGATCGAAAGATTTCCAACTTTGTGTTTGTGCCTTCTGCTGACCCTAAAATTACAAGTCTGAAAATCGACAACCAATACACAGGTGACTGCCTGTACGATGTCGTCAAAGGACTTTGTGAGGAAAACAATATAGGGTTCAAGATCGTACTGACAGATGAAAACAAGTTCGCATTCAGTCTATATGCCGGCGTTGATCGCTCTTATGAGCAGACAGAAAATCCGTATGTTGTTTTCTCTCCAAACTTTGAGAACATCATCAACAGCAACTATTATTCATCCAGAGCGAGTTTTCGAAATGTTACTCTGGTCGCAGGAGAAGGTGAAGGGGCAGCAAGGCGAACTGCTATCGTTGGCTCAGCCTCCGGGCTTGATCGGCGTGAGCTTTTTACAGATGCTCGTGATATCTCATCCGATACTGAGGACGGGACTCTTTCCGATGCAGAATACATGGCGCAGCTTCGGACAAAAGGTTTGAAGAATCTGGCAGACCATATTGTAACCACTGCATTCGAAGGAGAAGTTGAAGTTACTCGACTGTTCAAATACGGCGAGGACTTTTTTATCGGAGACATCGTTCAAATCGCCAATGAATATGGCAATGAGGGGTCAGCTTACATTTCGGAACTGGTCATCTCAAACAGTGAGGAAGGATTGTCAATTTATCCGACCTTCAAAACTATTTCAAAGTAAGGAGGGAGAAACTGAATGAGCGTATCAAGCGGGTTTTTTAATTCACTTAACGGTGACCGCAAATACAATGCTGCACAGATGTCAGCTATCTTTGATGGACTCATCATCGATGGTGTATTTGCTTCTATCGGAACCGCTTTTGCTGTGAAGGCGGCAGGCGGTCTTACCGTGAATGTCGGTGTCGGCAAAGCCTGGTTTGACCATACATGGACGGTCAATGACAGTATCCTGCCGATGACTGCCCCGGAAGCAGAGGTGCTTCTTGATCGTATTGATGCCGTGGTTCTGGAAGTAAACGGAATGGAATCGATTCGTGAGAACACCATCAAATTTGTCAAGGGTAATCCGTCCAGTGCACCGTCGAGACCGATTTTGACGAACGAGGGAAATGTCCATCAGTACCCTCTCTGTTATATTTACAGAAAATACGGCACTGCGGTCATTAACCAAGCTGACATTACCCCTATGGTCGGAACAGAGTCTACTCCATTTGTAACTGGCATTCTTCAGACAATCAGTTTGAACGAGCTGCTTGGCAAATGGCAGGATGAGCTTGATCGGTTTACTGATGCACGATCTCAGGAAGTCGATGACTGGATTGCTCAGGAGGAAAGCGATTTCACGGCTTGGTTCAATAAAATGAAAGCGGACCTCCAACAGGAGCAGACCGTTCTTGACCAGTGGATCGCATCTGAACAGGCCGATTTCCTTGCCTGGTATAACCAGATGAAAGATCAGCTCAGCGGCGATGTCGCCGGTAATCTGCAACTTGAGATCGACAAGGAAGAGGTCAAACGGATTTTGCTGGTTGGCTTCGAAGACGGAACCAAAGAGTTTTCGGACGACGGTACGGTTATCACTTCTACTGCAAGTGACGGCAGAACTTTGACGAAGACTTTTTCTGATGGATTCCTGACCATGACAAATGTGCTGAAAAGTGCAGCGGGAGCAGAAGTGGCGAGAGCCGTTAAGACTTTTGACTCCGATGGCAAGCTTATCAGCACCGTTGTAACTTATTCTTAAAGCGAAAGGAGAACAATCAAAATGGCAGAAGAAGATCTGATTTTCGGTAAAAACCGACACTTCTTCGGCGGCATTGAGCCGTCCAATATGCTGGCGTTTGGCGTGGCTGTTGAGAGTGGTGTTGTGAAAGTTACGGCTACACTTCCCAACGACACAGTCGTGAATAACCAGACGCTCTGTACCGTGGAAGGTGCGATTATCCGGAGGAAGACAACCGATTATCCTAAGGATGAGTTCGATGGCGATCTGGTCGCCAACATCAAAGCGTCCACTGTCTTCGCAGATAGTGGTGCATCTCCTACCGGAACTTACTACTATGCAGCATTCCCTTATACCACTCAGGGTGTGTATAACCGGAACAAGGCCAACCGTGTGGTTGTTAATGAACCGGAGCCGATGCAGGAGTTTTCCGCTAAGTCGGTGTATGTCTCAACGTCTGATACCGTTAAGGTAGAAATTACGGCGAAGCTTCCGAGTGGCGTTGCAGGTGCAGTTATCCGTAGGAGCACGACCGGTTATCCTACCAGCGAGACTGAGGGTGAGCTATTCAAGAACATCACTGCAAACGGCACTTATACGGATACTAATGTGACGGTCGGAGTGGTGTATTACTATTCCGCATTCCCTTACACCAGTACCGGTGCCTATAATCGCAGCGAGGCAAACAGAACCAGCGTAACGCCGAAGAAGAGAGATTATCTGTTCGGTTATGATTTGGTGAAAGCGACTTCCAGCCCCACAGGACGAGTAACTTATCCTTCTGATGTGGATAATGCAGCGTTTACTCCGGCGGCTATGAATTTCAGCACTGGTAAATTCAACTATGGTGGTTGGGCGTTTGATCCGGGCGAAAAGTTTATGCCGCGCCCCTGTATGCTAACTTACGCAGGTGTTGTAGATCACTATCTCAATCCTAACGACTATACCAAGAAGGTCGACGGCACCACATCCAAGGTTACGGATACTTCTTTCGGCGGCAACGCCATGATGGAATGGCCGAAGATCTATACAAAGCGTTGGGAATCGAATGGTGTTTACCATTTCCGCTGCTCCGATACTCCTCAGGACGATACTTGGGATTGCTGGTGTAACTATGACCGCAATAACAACCAGATCGATCATTTCTATACCCCCATCTATTTCGGTTCTCTGGTTTCCGGTAAGCTGCGTTCTATCAGCGGTGCAGCTAACAGCGTAAACACCACGGCGGCTAACGAAATCGCCTATGCAAAGGCAAACGGCAATGACTGGTATACCGAGGTGCTGGCTGACAGACTGTTGCTCCAGGATCTGCTGGTTATGATGGCTCGTTCTACTGAGTGCCAGACTGCATTCGGCTATGGACGGTGCAATAGTTCCAATAGTATTGCTCCTGGTACGATGAACTCCAAGGGTATGTTCTGGGGTTCCAATGACCAGACTTCCGGTGTGAAGGTCTTCGGTATGGAGAATGTCTGGGGTAACCTGTGGCGTCGTACCGCCGGCTGGATCAATGCCAATGGTACGCAGAAGGTTAAGCTGACTCGTGGTACGCATGATGGTTCTACTGCAACCGACTACAATACGGACGGCAACGGTTATAAGACTATCGCAAATGCTACCCCGGCTGGAACTTCCGGCGGTTATATTTCCAGTATGAAGACAGAAGCATACGGACGCCTGCCTGTAACCGCAAATGGTTCGAGCAGCACTTATGAGGCTGACGGCATGTGGTTCAATAACAGCCAGGTTAATTATGCGTTTGTCGGCGGCTTCTGGTACAATGGCCTTATGGTCGGTCCTTTCGCCGCTTATCTGTACAATTCGGCGTCCGCTTCGGGCTCGAACTATGGCGCGGCTCTCTCTTGTAAACCGCTTGCTGCTGCGTAAGCAGCGAGGAGAGGACGGGAGAACCTTAGGTTCGCCGGGCTAACGAAAACTATAAAATTTTAATAGGGGTATACACTGCGCCCAGCGCGTATGTCGGCGGCAACTGGAACAATGACCTTATGGTCGGTCCTTTCTACGCTAATCTGAACAATACGGCGTCCAATTCGAACTCGAACAATGGCGCGGCTCTATCTTATCCATAAGAAGCTCTCCTTAATGCAGTGTATGCCGCCATTTCAAAATGGCAAGAGATATCCGCATCTCTTCCTCACCACTTGGTGAAAATTAACTCGGTGCAAGCATCTGTGAGTAGCTGAGAATAAGTCGAAAGCGGATGAGAGGATAAGAGAGAACATGAAATCCTATAACCACTTGTACGAAAAAACAATATCCGAAACGAACCGACGGTACGCTCTGTCTCAAGCAAAGCACAGCAAGAGATTTCGTAAAATCATGAAACACCGGCACATGTCTGACGATGCCGCAGTTGAACAATCCTTAGACTGGATAGTCAACTACGAAAACGCTGAGCATGTGCCGGTTTACATTTATGATGGGATTACTCGCAAGGAGCGCACTATTATTGTTCCTACGATGGAAGAGCTGCTTGTTCAGCATTGCATCGTAAATGCCATGAAGCCGATGTTCTGCAAGGGAATGTATGAACACAGTTATGCCAGTCTTCCGGGCAGAGGTGCCCACAAAGGAAAGCAGGTTATTGAGAAGTGGATTAGGACTGACCCGAAGAATTGTAAGTATGTCCTCAAAATGGATATTCGGCATTTCTTCGATACTATTCCACATGATCGTTTGAAAGCCAAGTTGAAGAAGACCGTTCATGACGAGAAGATGTTGGAGCTATTATTCCGCATTATCGATGTCACAGAGGTTGGTATTCCGCTTGGCTTTTATACTTCTCAATGGCTTTCTAACTGGTATTTGCAGGGTTTAGATCATTTCATCAAGGAGCAGCTCTGTGCTGTGCACTATATGCGCTACATGGATGACATGGTCATTTTCGGAAGTAACAAGAGGGTTTTGCACCGCATGAGACAAGCTATTTCCGATTATTTGGAAATGGAGCTTGGCTTGGAACTTAAAGCGAATTGGCAAGTCTTTCGCTTTTCTTATGGTAACAACCAGGGGCGTGACCTGGACTTCATGGGATTTCGCTTTTATCGTAATCGAACGATTCTTCGAAAATCCATTATATACAAGGCCACGAGAAAAGCTCGCAAAATCTCCAAAAAGGAGAAAGCAACCATACTTGATGCTCGTCAAATGTTGTCTTATCTTGGGTGGATCGACTGCACCGATACCTATTTGATGTATCAGAAGTGGATAAAACCATGTGTCAGCTTTCAGCAATTGAAGCGAAAGGTTTCACGATATGACAAATACGATGAGAAGCGGGTATATCAAAAACTCGTCAGTCTTTACACTGCGAAAGGAGGAAAGTCGCATGGAGTTAAATTACAAATATGCCGAGAGCACAGTCCAACCGACTGCACTTGAGGTTACTGTTGGAACCGTATATCTCCGCAAGGACATTACGAGTATTACACGAACTTCAGAACAGGGCGATAAAACCACTTACTGGACTTATCAGGAAGCGGCGTTGACCCCTCAGGAGTTCAATGAATACACCAATCTGCTTATGGCTGAAAACGCCATTAAAGGTACAAATGATTCGGACAACATTGTTCAGATCATGGCAGGTCAGGAAACTGGCGATTCTCAGCAGCTTGCTATCATGGAAGCAATTGCTGATCTGTACGATGCCGTCGCAGCAATGATTCCTGAATGAGGAGGTAGCAAAAATGGTCAATCTTTACGCCACGCTTATCATCAATAAGCGTAGAACCTTCGACCAGGTGCCTGAAAAATTTAAGGCAGATGTCGAGGCAAAATTGTTAGAATATGGCTACGATACCAACGGCGATCTTATCGCTGAGGAGGAGTAACCATGTTTTATATTTTATCCAAAATTTTGATAGGAGGTAACAACATGGTAGCACTGTATGTCGCACTCATCATCGCAGGTCGTCGGACCTTTAATCAGGTTCCGGCGAAGTTCAAGGCTGCTGTCAAGGCTGATCTGGAAGCTCTCGGTCTTGACGAAAATGGTAATCCTGTGGATTAACCGAAATTGGCAGGGAGTCTACTTTGCGGTGGGCTCCCTCGCCTAATTAAAAGAGGTTTGGGGTGATATTTCCTACAAGCTTCTTAATTCATTTATAACTTCAAGGAGGATGATACATGGAAATGGAACCCTGGCTGCAAACGCTATTAACCATTTTGGGGACGATACTTGCTTCTTCTGGATTTTGGGCATATATCCAAGAGCGAAGCAAACGAAAAGCTGCTGAGAATAAGCACAACAATCTTGAAACGCAAATGCTCATTGGTTTGGCTCATGATCGCATTATCTATCTCGGTATGGCCTACATCGAGAGGGGCTACATTACACAGGACGAGTATGAGAATCTGTATGAATACTTGTACAAGCCTTATGAAAAATTAGGCGGTAACGGTTCGGCTAAGCGAATCATGACAGAAGTTGACCAACTTGCGATTCATAAATCAACTTACAATGCTTGAATTGGAGGTGAGATTATGAGTTACTCTGTTTCAGGAACAACGATTACGCTGACCAGAGGAGACACCTTTACGGCTCTTATTACAATCACTGACTCGGAGGGCAATCAGTATGCTCCCGTTAAAGGGGACCGTATTCGGTTCGCAATGAAAACTGACTACGAAGACGGAGCACCTCTCCTCATCAAAGAAATCCCGATCGACACAATGATTTTAGTCATTGAGCCAGAAGACACCAAGCCGCTTGCATTTGGCAAGTATGTCTACGACATCGAGCTGACAAAAGTAACGGGAGAAGTGGACACCTTCATTACCAAAGCAACTCTTAAGCTGACGGAAGAGGTGCATTGATATGAGCAGTATAAAAGCGTTCGAATGCCTTACTGGACATATCTCGGGACTATGCACACTGTCTGGCGAATTATCCTGTAAAGGCGGTTTATCTGGTAAACTATCTGCTGTGATAAACTACAATGTCTATTCGGGAGAATATGAAGTGGTACCGAGCGCTTTTAATACTCAGGTTTTGCCAACCGCCAACAAAGTGCTTAAGAAAGATGTGACAGTCCTAAAAGTCCCATATTTCGAAACCAGTAACATTCAAAATGGAGTTACAGTTTATATTGCAGAGGAGGTAGATTAAATGCCCAATCAACACATTAACAAGGTCATTTACGGCGGTAAAACCCTGATCGACTTGACCGGCGATACTGTAGAAGCCAGTAAGCTTCTTTCAGGCATTAAAGCTCACGATAAAAGCGGTGCCCAGATTGAGGGTACTTGCACATTCGATGTCGATTCTACGGACGCAACTGCTGCCGCTGCTGAAATTCTGGCGGGTAAGACCGCCTATGTCAGTGGTAATAAACTTACAGGTACTATGAAGAATAATGGTGCCGTTATTAAGAAGATTACCACCAGAGACGAGGAAGCCACAATTCCTCAGGGTTTCCACGACGGCAGCGGTAAAGTGGGAATCGACGCAACCGAAAAAGGCAAGCTGGTTGCCAACAATATTCGAGAGGGCGTAACCATCCTCGGCGTTGAGGGTACAATGTCCGGCTCGGAAAACATGAAACCGCAGGCTAAGACAGTTACACCGTCCACCGCAAAGCAAACGATTCTGCCTGATGCAGAGTATAACTGTTTGTCTCAGGTAGAAGTTGAAGCAATTCCTTATGTGGAGGCAGATAATCCTGCTGGAGGAGTGACGGTAACGATTGCGGGGTGAGAGTAAATGGCTGTAAATAAGGTCGTTTACAATAGCAGAACGCTAATCGATCTGACCGCAGATACTGTCAGCAAAGATACACTCAAAAAAGGATTTACAGCGCATCAAGCCGATGGTACAATGATTACAGGCGAGTTTGTTGGTGATGATTACGATGAAATCGACCGAATTCTTACAGCCGGTCTAACGGATGGTTATAAACATTTTTCGGATGATGGCACAATCATCAGCACAATCGATTCGCAAGGTCGGACTTTGGTCAAGACCTTTTCAAATAACTTCTTGACCTGCACCACGGTTTTGACCGATCCTGATGGGAATGAGCTTGGTCGTACTGTGAAGTCTTTTTCAGATAACAGCAGCACAATCATTACTACCGACTCTAAAGGGCAGAAGCTTGTTAAGAAATTTTCGAATAATATGCTTAACATGGAAGCGGTTCTTACGGATGCCTCCAGCAAGGAGCTTGCCCGTCTTACAAAAGTCTTTTCCGCAGACGGGAAGGATATCAGTTCAACCGTAGTTTATGGGGAATAAGATGTAATTTGAAGCCGTTGCGTGTAGGTTATTTCTGCATTATTCCTACACTTTGGCTCAAAAAGCCAGTAATTACAGGATATTTTGCTTCCACAATAGAAACTTACCACAATCTAACCGCTTCCAAACCCCTGCAATTACGCTGTTTTCGGGGTAGTTAGAAGTGGATAAATGCCGAGAAATGTAGGTAACTCGTGCATTATTTCTACACTACTTATACATCTATATTCCTACACAGAGTAAGCCTCCTCGTTGTGTTGAGCGCCTTTGTTGGTGCTCCCACTTCGGGGAGGCTTTTCTTTGTTTTTACAAGCTATTTTATTTTTTCGATTTCGTCTTTCAACCACTCAAATTCTCTTTGGGTATAAACCTTTTCAGTGATGTCAGAGATCTTGTGACCGACCATATATTTGATCGCATACTCGTCGACGCCATACTTCTTTGCCATCGTCACAAAGTGTTTGCGACCATCATGCGGTCTATGCTCGGGGTTCAAATTCAATTCATCTCGAATCATACAGAATCCTTTTTGGTATCGAGCATAAGTAAGTGCAGTGTTTTTGCTGCGAGCATCCGGATTAACATAGTTGAGCAGATACAGACTTCCAAGTTCCTGAGCCTCTTTGTATTTTCGTTCGACCAAATAACGGATCTTCGAGTGAATTGGAACCACACGATCTGTACCGGCATCTGTTTTGATACCGCCTCGGAAAGTCCAGTTTTCCAAATCCACATTCTTTAATTCCAGCAAACCAAGTTCTTGGGGCCGCCAACCAGAATAGCACTGAATGAGCAGGACATCTACAAGCATTTTATCATCAGCGTGTTTCCAAAGCAAGTCCATCTCTTCGTCCGTAAAAGGAATATGCTCGTTCTTAACTGTGACGATTTCCTTGATGGTTTCCTCACTGAGGTTAAAAGTTCGCGAATAGTTCCGGTCAACAAGCTCGTACTCCAAGGCATAATCCAACATCAAGTTAAACAAAGACTTAATCTGGTTCTTCATGGATGCACTTGGTGTCTTCTCTTCGCCTCGAACCTTCGATATGCCTTCGTCCATACAACCTTTTACATGACGAGCGCGGACATCTTTGACTCGCATATCATACACGGCCGAGCAATACCCCCATGCTGAAGCTACCGAACGAGTGCTTTTAACTGTCTTCTCGTATTCGGCAAGCCATTTCTCGTAAAGCTCCTTCATAGTGATAGACGGTTCAAGGTCGTAAGGGTTCTTATTGTACTCGACGAGAGCAGCGTATGCATCGTTGTATGTTGGAAAATAGGACTCCGGTTTAAGAGGTTTACAGATAGGCCGTCCGTTCGAATCCTTTCCGACACTTATCATAGCTCGAAATGGGTTGCGGAGATTCCGATTCTTGATCTCACTGATCTGCCCGAAACCATTTGGCAGTCTACGGCGTTTGTTATTCTTATTCCGAGTTTTTCTCGGTTTTATATTTGGTTGCAATGGAAACCCACAGTGAGGACAAGAAACTGCTTTGTCACTTACTTGTAATTCACATTCAGGACATTTTATCAACACTATTATCACCTTCCCCATTGATTTGCTATTAGTAATCATATATCATAAGTGTAGGAATGTCAACTCCTACACCAAACTTTTTTAATCAGAGAAGAGAGAGAGCATATATGATTAGTGATAACCAATCAATCTGCCCAAAGTGCGGAGGGCAGCTTAAATACTACGATCATGTTCAAAGATTGGTACGGACGAAATTCGGCAACAAAAAATGGGTAGCTATCAGAAGGCTTCGGTGCTGTAAATGCCATGCAGTTCATCGGGAGATTCCTGATTTTATATTTCCGTATAAACAGTATGAAGCGGACATTATTATCGGTGTGCTTGAAGGACTTATTACTTGTGAGACTTTGGGTTTTGAAGATTATCCTTGTGAAATGACGATGATTCGCTGGCGCTTGTTTCCACCGAGGTTGTTTTTACTAAAAGCCGTTCCTAACCTAAAATAGCGGTTGAAAGGAGGCAAACGCCAATGGAAGAAATTATATTTGCATCAGGGTCGGTCCCGGTAGCTGTCGCGGCACGAGTATACGGGAAAGACGCATCTTGGATTAGAGCCGGTATCGTATCTGGGTGGTTACCAATCGGAAAAGCTACTCGGAGTGGAAAGCTCGTTACGAACTTAGAGGAAATGAACTCTAAGTATGGACGCATCAACTTTTATATTTCGCCTAAGCTCCTCTGGCAGGAGACCGGCTATATATGGAGGGGTGAACGCGCATGAGTACATTGATACGACCAGAACTTTCCGAGACTAATCGTTACTGGATCGAGAAGCACCGCTATTACGAATTGAAGCATTTCTGCTTGCAATACCCGTTGTGGCGTCATGCGTACAATTCGTTGATAGACTATCCAGGTTCATGGCCGCAATTAGTTCCGCCCTGTAAAACGAATGTTGTTAGCGATCCCATTACCAAACACATTGATGAGAGGCTGTACTATGCCGATCGCATGAAGATGGTGGAACAGGTTGCAAAAGAAACGGACGAAGAGCTTTCATGTTATATTTTGGAAGCTATAACGGAGGGTATTTCATACGACCATTTGAAAGCCAGAACCGGTATCCCATGCTGCAAGGATGTCTATTACGACTTGTACAGACGGTTTTTCTGGCTGCTTAGTAAGGAGAGACAGTAATGAAGATTGTAGATATTGCAGTGAAAAAAGTCTATCGCTTCAACTGCCCGAATTGCCAGAGCAGGCTTGAAGCCGACAGCAGTGAGCTGACAGACATCGGAGGTAAAGTAAGCAAGTTCTATTGCCCCGTATGCCGTAAAGACCGATATATAACCTGGTCTGACTTACGGAAGAAGATCGTCTACGAGGGTTCGCAAGAATAACAGTGTCCTTTATGGAGAAGTGAGAGCTGATGCACTATAGCATTGGCTCTTTCTTTTTTTCTAACTTAGATTAAAACCCGGATGGAGGTGACAGGTATATGTGTTAAATTAGTATCTGGAAAAATCCCCGGGTTGAAATTTTTGAAAAACAATTTGAAAGGAGATCACCGTGGAAGTTGTCTATGTAGTTGTCGGAATTATGATTGGGTTTGTCGTCTCATCTATCATTCGCCGAAAACATCCAGTTGGTTTTCTGCGTATTGACAAGTCTGATCCGGACGGACCCTATCTTTTTCTTGAACTGAAAAAGAGCGTTAATGAAATTATAGCTCAAAGAACTATCCTATTGGAAGTGAAGCGTGAAGACTTTATTCCGCACAAATAACACTTCCTTTTATGGAACCCTATTAAAACGAAAGGAGAAACGAATATGGGTGAAGAAAACAGAAGTTTGTTGGAAGAGGAGATCAAAGCCGAAATTAAGCGCTTGGGATCTCTCGAATCTGGAAGCCAGGAGCATACCACGGCAGTGGATAGCTTGACGAAGCTGTACAAACTGAAGCTCGAAGAGGATAAGAATACCTATGAGCGTCTGGACAAGATCGAGAATCGTGAAATCGATCAAGAGTCCAAGACGGCTCAAATGGCAGAGTCTGTCAAAGATCGATACTTCAGATTTGGTATGGCTGCCGCTGAGCTGGTGCTGCCGTTGATGTTCTACGGCGTTTGGATGAGACGAGGTTTCAAGTTCGAACAGGACGGAACTTTCACCTCCCAGACATTCAGAGGTTTATTCAGTCGATTCAGACCGACTAAGAAATAAACCGGTTCCAAAAGCGGAGAGTTCGTGTATGCAACACGTTCTCTTCGTTTTTCTCCTGCTCGAAATTTACAAGGGCTATTGTGAGAGATGTAAAAGTGCTTTTTATCTCTTGATAAAATACTGATGGCCGCTATACTTAATAGTGCCACACAATATCAAGGAGGTAATTTGCAATGAGCTTTTTTAACGACGCGCAGAGAGACGGTTTACTTACTGGACGGTATATTTGCAGTGAATGCGGAGGACTTATGGAATTTGAAGACGAGTGGGAAGATACTTTAGTATGTCCTGCTTGCGGTCACTCCGTCGATTTAGAGCATTATGGTATGGAGAACGATGAAGAATATGATGCTCTATATCCGACCAGAGATCAAATCTGCGACGACTAATTAAGACTATTAGCAAAGGGGAAGGAGTCCTGACGAGGGCTCTTTCTCTTTTCTTTTTATAGGTGATGGATATGCGATACCACTTTGACAAACCGGAAATTTACTTGTCCTTGTATGGCGAGCGTTATATTTGCGAGCATCCGGTTTACAATAGCTGCACTCTCTACAGAATTGAGAAAAGAGGTTTAGCAGTAATTCAGCAACGATTTGACTCCGAGACGAAAAGTACATGGTGGAGCGAAGTTGACCCTTGGATTACTGACGCTTTATATTTGCACCCTGATTTTCGAGAATACTTTGAAATGAGGGCTGGGGCTTGTACAGACGGACTATACCCTACTGTAACGGTTCGCCAAATTATGTGGGCATTAAAAATGAAACCAATTCAGAAAGAACGATGGGAAACCGTATTCGATAGACGGGATATCTAAGCGCAAAAAACGCATCTCCCTTTATGAAAAGCCATTGAATTTTGAAGGGAGACATGGATTATGAAAACACTAAAGAACAAGCTATATGCTGTAGTATTACTTATTTGTGGGTACTTACCGGTACTTATCGACAAAGATGCAACAGCATTAGTATTCTTTGCGTTTATCGCAATACCGTTGTTCTTTGCAAAAGAAAACTGGATTTATTGAGGATTGAGCCGCTAACAACGGCTCTTTTCTTTTCGCCAAAATTACAACTCCTATTATAGAAAACGATGCTATTCGAAAGGAGTAAAAGGAGCATGGACGAAATGAAAATTGGTTCTAAATTCACTACGAGCATTGTCTCGAAATTGGCGAGTTTGGCAATCCGAAAGAAATTTGGTTATGATGTAAAACTGAATTTGAATGAGGTAAAAGCCACAGTCGTTGACGGAAAGACACATGTTCATCTGGATATAGATGCCGATCTTGAGAAAGATGAACTTACTAAAATCCTGAAAAGTATTGGTTTGTAAAATCTGAAAGGAGCTGCTAACAACGGCTCTTTTCTTTTGCCGCGCGAAATTTACAAGTCTTATTATGAGAGACGGGTTAGCTCAGTTGGTAGAGCGCCACACTTCCGTGGAGGTCGTCGGTTCGAATCCGATACAGTCTCTCTTGCTTTTTATTTTCGCATGAAAGGAGAAAAGACATGAGCATCGATCAGCTTGATTTAATCTTGTATGACATGTACCGCATGGACGCTTGGCTGCCGCCTTTGTTTGGTAAATGGACTGAAGATTATAAAAAAGCGAGTTACTCACAATGGGCTGTCGACGAGCTCAGAGATTTTATCGCCGAACAGATTTACCCTCGAAGAGAAGGGTCTATTGATGAATTCTGTAAGCTCACGCATGAATTCATGATGAAGACCGCTAAGTATGCGAGGGTGAATCCAAACACAAGTCTTATGTTTCGATCTGCCAGTGAAATGGCAGCGAACATTTTAGACCTTCTAAGGGCTATGCAATAACAAAACATGAAAGGAGAAAAGACATGAGCAAAAACCAAGCAATTCAAAAGTTGCTGCATAAGTCGGGGCTTTGCATCAGGAAATACTCGCCTGTTGCTTTGTCTTTTGTAGCATCAGCCGGCGTTGTGGTTACTGCAATCGCCGCAGCCAAAGCGACCACACGAGCAGTAGCGTTAGTTTATGCAGACAGTCGCAAAAAGCATGATGGCGATCCATATGCGTACACCAAGAAAGAGGCGTTCATCGCTGCATGGAAATGTTATATTCCGGCAGTGGCATTTGGAGCTTCTACTATTGCTTGCATTATGGGTGCCAACGCCTTAAATCGACGCCAACAGGCAGCACTAACAAGTGCGTATGCTCTCGTCCAAAGTTCTTATAAGGAGTATAAGGACAAGCTGAAAGAGCTCTATGGTGAGGAAGCTCATAATGCCATCGTAGATTCTATCGCCAAAGAAAAGTGCAAGGACATCAGTATCTCTGCTAATGGAGGTTGGTACGATTCTTCCCTCGATTTTGGTGAAGGTATGGAACCAGAAGTCTCCCGCACTTTTTACGATAGCTTTTCGCAAAGATATTTTGAGTCAACCATCGAAAAGGTCATTCAGGCTGAGTACCATCTGAACCGCAATTTCATGTTCGCAGGAGTCATCCCACTTAATGATTTTTATGAGTTTCTCGGACTTGAAAAGACGGAACTCGGAGACGCTGTTGGATGGTCAAGCTGTAATGGTGATATTTATTGGATCGACTTTAACCATCACCGACTCACTTTGGATGACGGCATGGAGATCTATGTCATTGACATGGTTTTTGAGCCGACAGCCGAGTGGATGGAAGATCTGTAAGTTCGCAAAAAATACATTTTACTTTATGAAAACGAAAAGGAGGTTTCGCTTTATGAATAATGCAAAATTGGTTAAAATCCTTGGTCTTGTCGCTACCGCAGTAGGTATGGGGGCTACGCTCCTCACTGACTGGGTGAACGAGAAGAAGATGGAAGAGAAAATCGACGAACGCATCAATGAGAAGCTTGCCGCACTTAGCGATGAAGAAGATGAGGAGTCCTAACAAGGGCTCTTCCTCTTTATCTGAACAATATGTGTGATACAAGCACGGCTGTTTCGATTATTCAACGATATGTTGATGAGCATCTGTTCAGTCCATCCTTCACATGGCCAAAGTATGAATTCAGAAAAAGGTCATATCAGCAATGGGCTGCATATGAAATCTGTGATCGAATCATGGACAAGCCTTTCGACGATCCAATCACCATCATCGAAAACTTCATGTTCGAGATGGCTATGTATGCTTGTTACGGCGAGGATGAGCAGCGTAGCTTTATATTTCAGAATGCGGTCGAAACAGCTGAAGAATTAAGTCTACTATTTGTTTAACCGAAAGGAGAAAAGAAACATGAAAGTTTCATACCAAAACTACCGTCAACAGAAGCAGAGTTCTAAGGTTATGAGATCTTACATTGTACAGGCGGCAGCAAAAGGAGCAACAGAAGAGGAACTCGACATTCTATGCCAAGCGTATCTGCTCGAACAAAAATACGGACTGGCAGTTAATTCGACGACAGAGCGCAGACCACCTGTACGCCGTATCTATGATATTGCGGTTTTTGCCACTCGTGTTGATGCAGAGAAGGTTTATAGCCAAATGCTCGAACTTTCCACTCAATATGGGGCGGTCAGCGTAAATGACTATTATGAACTTTGCGGTTTAGAGGACAAAGACTCATACGAGTTAAGAAATTATGGATGGACTAAAGATGCAGTCTTGAACATGAGTGTAGTGCGAATTGGTCCTAATTATGTGATTGATGTGCCTCGCATTGTGCAATGTTTTCAGATGAAAGGAGAAAATCATGCCTAAACAAAGTTTAGCAAGCATTGCCAAGAGTGTACGGACGGCAATGAAAAAACATAGTCCTGAAATTCTCACCGGTATTGGAATTGCCGGCATGATTACCACCACTGTTATGGCGGTAAAAGCAACACCAAAAGCTCTGATTCTGCTTGAAGAGAGAAAAGATGAGCTGGATACGGACAGACTTGAGCCGAAGGATATCATCAAGACGGCTTGGCCTTGTTATATTCCGGCAGCCGTTGTAGGCTCCATCTCTGTCTTCTGCCTGATTGGAGCAAGCTCGACTAATCTTCGTCGGAATGCTGCTCTGGCAACGGCGTATACCCTTTCAGAGTCTACTTTGAAGGAGTATCAGGAAAAAGTCGTTGAGACAATCGGTGAGAAAAAGGAACAGTCCATTCGAGACTCTGTGTCGAAAGACAAGATGGTTAAGAACCCTGTTCGAGAAGTTATTCTCACCGAAAGCGGCGGGAACACAATCTGTTACGATGTCTTATCCGGACGATATTTCAAGTCTGACAGGGATAAGATTACCAGAGTCATGAATGAACTGAATCGGCAGATGCGTGACGAAATGTATGTCACACTAAACGATTTCTACTATGAACTCGGTTTAGACGGAACCAAAATGGGCGATATGCTCGGATGGAACATTGATAAGGGTTACATTGACCTTGCTTTCTCGTCCCAGCTAGATGCAAATGGCACCCCTTGCCTGGTGATTGACTATCAGGTAGCACCAGTTTACGACTATCAGTAAATTTGCCGCGCGAAATTTACAACTTATTTAATGGAAGAACATTCCACAATTTCACACATTTGAAAGGAGATTTCACAATGAACAACAATGAGATTATGAATAACGAGGTCGTTGAAGCTACCGAAGAGGTTATCGAGAACGCTGGTTTGAGCAAGGGCGTAAAGATTGCTGCGGGTATCGGCTTGAGCGTAGTTGTAGGCGTTGTCGTCTACAAGTATGTAGCAAAGCCGGTGATCGCAAACATCAAAGCCCAGATCGAGCAGAAGAAGATGGCTGCTGAGGAGAATACGGTTATCTCGGAAGAATCTGATGTTGTCACTGAAGACAACTAAAAATGCGAATTTGAGAAGTTCGGATAAGGGAGAGTACCTGTAACAAGGTGCTTTCCCTTTTTTCTTTATCTCTCGAAAGGAGGAAAAAATATGCAGCAGTATCAATATGACGGTCCTGTTATGCGATTTGATGATTGCGTACAACATCGTTGGAAAGCAACTACTGTTGCTCCGACAGAAGCGAAAGCGAAGAGTAATCTCGCCTATCGATACAAGAAAGAAAACGGTTTGATGCCAAACACAAAAATTACTCTGCCCGGTAAGCTGATTCCGGCATAAGAAAGGAGATTACCCAGTGGAAGATTACAAGTCTAATTCTGATAAAGCTCGTCAGGAGCAGCAGTCAGAAAAGAAAGTCGAGGCGGTTATTACCGGGGCTGCAAAAACTCGAAAAAAAGGCGAGATGCAAAAATTCGCAGATGTCTTTATTGCCGAGGATGCAAACAATGTCAAATCCTATATTTTGATGGAGGTTATTGTGCCGGCTGTTAAAAAGGCGATTTCTGACATTGTCACTACCGGTATCGACATGATTCTCTACGGCGAGGCAGGTCGCAGCAAGAAAAACGGAACCGCATCTAAGGTGTCTTATCGAAATTACTACGATCAAGGCGCAGACAGAGTGCGTGCTGGTTCTGCCGGTAATAGACGCAATACACCTGACTATGATGATATTCTCTTCGACACCCGCGGAGACGCAGAAGCGGTTCTCGATGCAATGAACGATATCATCAGCCAGTATGGAACAGTAAGCGTATCCGATTTCTATGATCTCGCTCGTGTTCCCAATGATAATTTCACTATGAACCGCTACGGTTGGACAAATATTGGCGGTGCAACTGCGGTACGGGTTCGAGACGGTTATATTCTGAAACTGCCTCGTGCTATCCCGCTGAATTGAAAGGAGAAAAAATAATGCTTGAATGCAAAATTTGTGGCACTAAATTCAATGCCGTTGTCGAGAGACATTATCTTGCTCGTGACAACGGAAAAACTGGGCTGGCAGTTGCCTTTGGCTCTACTGCTGAAGAATGTCTGTATGATGCATTTGACTGCCCGATGTGTGGCTGCCAGGTAATCGCAAAAGAGCGTAAGCGTGATTATATTTCGTTTATCAAGGAGGATGAAGATGATGAACAGATCTGAGACTCTTGATAAAGCAAAGGCTTGCGTATGCGGGCAGAGAGAGAATGAATACGGCTCTCCGGAAGATAATTTTGCCGCTATTGCTGGCTTTTGGAGCGTCTATAAAGGCGTTGAATTCACTGCAAATGATGTTGCCATGATGATGGCACTTCTTAAGATTGCACGAATCCGGACAGGCACGGCTACGGACGACAGCTATGTCGATTTGGCTGGATATGCTGCCTGTGGTGCAGAAATCAATTCCAACAAATAACGAAAAGGAGATTTTATAAACATGAAAAATAAGACTGAAATCATGAAGAGCGTGAACGGCGTGGCTTCCAAGACCGTTATGAAGCTCAAGAAACACAGCCCTGAGATTCTCGTTGTGGCTGGCATTGCCGGTACGGTCGTAAGTGCCGTCCTCGCCTGCAAGGCTACCACTAAGGTGGCAGAGATTCTCGATGAAACTAATGGTACTCTTGATACTATCCATGAGGGTATGAAAACTGGTGCAATCAACGGTCAGGAGTATACGACCGAGGACGGCAAGAAGGACACGGTTGTGGTCTATGCTCAGACAGGAATGAAGCTCGCAAAGCTTTATGGTCCCGCCATCATTCTTGGCACGCTGTCCATTACCAGCATTCTGGCATCCAACAATATTCTTCGCAAGCGCAATGTTGCTCTCGGGGCGGCTTATGCTGCAATCGATAAGAGCTTCAAGGAGTATCGTGGTCGGGTCATCGAGCGTTTCGGCGAGCAGGTCGACACTGAACTGAAATATGGCATCAAAGCGAAGAAGTTCGAGGAGATCGAAGTTGACCCCGAGACCGGTAAGGAGAAGAAGGTCAAGAAGACCGTGATGGTCGCTGACCCTAATCTCCAGAGCGATTATGCTGTATATTTCGACAGCAAGAGTCGCAACTACGAAACCAATCCCGATTACAACCGTATGTTCCTCAAGGCACAGCAGGCATTTGCAAACGACAAGCTTCAGACCCGTGGTCATCTCTTCCTGAATGAGGTTCTGGACGATCTGGATCTTCCTCGTACCCCTGCTGGTCAGATTGTCGGTTGGACAAAGGATGGTCCGGACGGCTATGTTAATTTCCGTATTGTTGAGGTAGAGCGTGAGACCGAGGATGGTCGTCATGAGCCGGCGCTTCTGCTCGACTTCAATGTTGAGGGTAACATCTGGGAAAAGATGTAATCAACCACCTTCAGACTTGGACTGGGGGTGATATTTTTAATGTAAAGGAGTTTTAATAATGCGCATCAAACCACGAGCGATAGCCGCCGTTCTCTGCATGATATTCTTTGTTGGTTTTGCAGTATGCGGTGTGGTTCGCTCTACAGATAAAGAAACATCGGAGATCAAGCAATCTTATCCGGTTCTTGCGGAGGCAGAGCCAGTGATTATGGCGGATCTTCTGATGGAATCTCCTAACTTAACACCTGAGGTGAAGAATGAGCCGGACTATCCTCTTACACAAGAAGAAATCGACCTCATAGCACTCGTAACCATGGGTGAAGCTGAAGGAGAAACAGAACTGGGAAAACGCTTGGTCATTGATACAATTCTTAACCGTATTGACCATCCATCTTTCCCGGACACTGTGTACGATGTTATTTATCAACCCAATCAGTTCAGCGTGATGTGGAACAGCAGGATTGATCGTTGTTATGTCATGCCTGAGATTGTTGAGTTGGTAAAAGAAGAACTTTTGGAACGGACAAATTACGATTGTGTGTTCTTCATGGCCGGAGGATACAGCAAGTATGGTGAGCCTTTGTTTCAGGAGTGTTGTCACTACTTTTCGAGTTATGACTGAAAGGAGAACATAAAATGAAAGCTTTGTTTTCGTATATTCTTTCCACTATGGCAGGGCTTTGTCTCGTAGGAGGCATTGCTGTTCTCTCTGGTGGAAAGGAGTAAATGATGGATATTCTGGATGACTTCATCTCAACCGTTGACGCCATGCTGGACAGTCGGCGGAAAAGACATATTACTGGCGGGATTCTCCTGAGTGCAGCATTGCTGTTCGGAGGTCTCGCCATTACTGTTGTTACAATTCAAACTGACGAGGAGGAATACGAAGATGAGTAAAACCGGTTTTGCCATGTTTCTGGCTGGAGCCACGGTAGGCGCCGCAGCGACGTGGCTTTGTCTTAGACGGTATTATGAGCAGATCACGCAGGAAGAGATTGATTCTGTGAAAGCGGCATTTGCCGAAAGAAAGCCCGTAAACACCAATATTGCCAAGAGCGAAAAGAGCAATGAAAAGCAGGAAGAGAATCAGCATAAGGCAGATATTGCCAAGTTGAAACCCGACCTGGTGAATTATGCTGCCAAGCTTCAGGAAGAGGGCTATACCAATTACACGGAGCACAGCAAGAAAAATACTGAAGAAAAAAAGGATGATCCTATGCCCAATGAACCTTATGTCATCTCTCCGGACAATTATGGCGAGAATGACAATTACACGCAGATCAGTCTGGTCTATTATGCTGGTGACGAAGTCCTTGCCGACGATGAAGATGAAGTCGTCGAGGATATTGAGGACACTGTTGGCGAGGACTTTGCTGAACATTTCGGAGAGTATGAGGACGATTCGGTCTTTATTCGTAACGACCGTCTGAGATGCGATTATGAAATTCTCAGAGACAATCGCTCTTTCTCCGATGTGGCTGAAGGCTCCAACTACTAATAGGAGGATCGAATGACTGAATTTGAGCTGAACAATGAATATTTTGAGTGGATGTGTCAGCTCGTATGTAACGAACGATATAGCCGGAGACTGTCTTATCAGAAGCTTCTCCGTCATCTGCATAATATTGATTTTCAATATATGCTGCCAATGGACGGAAATCGAGCTGAAGATGGGATAGATCTCCGGTATCGTTTTGGCTATGAAAAAGAATACGAGGGTCCTATGATTGCCAGTTATCTGGATAACCGCCCTTGCAGCGTATTGGAGATGCTTATTGCGTTGGCGTTTCGTTGCGAAGAACACATTATGACCGACCCGGATATTGGTAACCGAATGGGACAGTGGTTCTGGAACATGATTGTCAGTCTGGGTTTAGGGTCGATGAATGATTCTCGTTTTGATGCGGCGTATACGGACGATGTAATATCTCGATTTATGAACCGCAAATACAAGCGAAATGGCGAAGGCGGTTTGTTTACCGTCGAACGCTGCAAGTATGACATGAGAACTGTCGAAATATGGTGGCAGATGAATTGGTATTTGGACAGCATCCTATGAAGGAGAATTACCATGATTCATACGCAAGTGTACGGGTTTTTCCAGACATGCTTACCCGACCAGGCGAAGGAGGTAAAAGAATACTTCCCAAATGGTAAAAACAGCATTCGAATTCGCAAAACCAACGGACAGGAATTTATATTTTCGTTGAGAGAGCCGAAGGCTTGGAAGTTTGAAACGATCGATCAATTTCTTGCCGACATGAAAGGAGAAAAGAAACATGGATGAAATGATTCGTTATATTTTCGGAAGTCTTCGCTGCTCCGAAACTGCGATGCGTGTGTTTGCTAAGACGCTCAGAAAACAGAGGTCTTTCAATCGCAGCACCGTCATGGTCGCCACGGTTATGACTGTGCACATGCTTATCCAGGACTTGGAGATTCGCAGTATGCGTGACGAGATCGGGAACCTTAAAAACGAAATCAAGGAGCTTAGAAAAACGGAAGGAGACTAAAGAACTTCGATGATCGACTTTTTAATGATTTCGACCCGTAGTACGAAGCGTGGTGTAATAGAAATCTATCCGAAGTTTATCATTAAGAAAAGCTCCGACCTGATGATTAGAGGCGGTGACTTCTATGCCATTTGGTTAGAAGACCGAGGTTTATGGTCTACGGATGAGCAAGATGCACTCCAGCTTATTGACCGGGAACTTGACAAGTATGCAGAGGAAAACCGCAAAAACTTTGATTCGAGTATTAAAGTTCTGCACATGTGGGATTCCGAATCCGGAATGATCGATTCGTGGCACAAATACTGTCAAAAGCAGATGCGAGACTCTTTCCACATGCTTGATGAGAAACTTATATTCTCCAATACTCCGACGAACAAAAAAGACTATGCAAGTAAGCGGCTGAACTACCCCCTTGAGGAAGGGACCACGGATGCATGGAATAAACTGATGTCCACAATTTACTCTGAAGAAGAGCGAACGAAAATTGAATGGGCTATTGGTTCTATTGTCTGTGGAGAGTCGAAAAAATTGCAGAAATTTATGGTTCTGTACGGTGCAGCAGGTACGGGTAAGTCTACAGTTCTGAACATTGTTCAGCAACTCTTTGAAGGATATTACTCGGTCTTTGATGCTAAGGCACTGGGTTCATCCAGCAACTCCTTTGCGCTGGAGGCATTTAAGACAAACCCACTTGTGGCGATTCAGCATGATGGCGATCTGTCTCGTATTGAGGATAACACCCGACTGAACAGTTTGGTTTCTCACGAACTGATGACAGTAAACGAAAAGTTCAAATCGACCTATGCAAACCGCTTCAAGTGCTTCCTGTTTATGGGCACCAATAAACCGGTCAAGATTACGGACGCAAAGTCAGGTCTCATCAGACGATTGATCGATGTGTCCCCTTCCGGAAATAAATTGAGTCCCAAGGAATACAAGGCGGTGACAAAGCAGATCGAATTTGAGCTCGGTGCGATTGCTTATCATTGTCAGGAAGTCTATCTGGAGAATCCGGGCAGATACGATGATTATATTCCCGTGACGATGCTCGGTGCATCTAATGATTTCTATAACTTCATTATTGATTCTTACCATGTCTTCAAGAAAGAAGACGGGACAACTCTCAAAGCCTCGTGGGAGATGTATAAAACCTATTGCGATGAGGCAAAAGTCGCCTTCCCATTCTCTCAGAGGATATTTAAGGAGGAACTGAAAAACTACTTCCGGGATTATAAGGAGAGATTCAATCTCGATGACGGAACTCGTGTGCGAAGCTATTACATTGGCTTTCGAACCGAGAAATTCGAGGATAAGGCACTTACCGAGCAAGACGAGCCTGAGCATAAACTGATCGAGTTCTTAAAACAGAAATCGGTCTTCGATAGAGAATGCGCAGATTGTCCTGCTCAGTATGCTTCGGCTAAAGAGACACCAACTTCTAAATGGGATGAAGTTTCAACTAAGCTAAGCGACTTGACTACATCAAGATTGCATTATGTGAAAGTCCCGGAGAACCACATTGTTATCGACTTTGATATTCAGGATAAGGACGGCAATAAGTCGTATGAACTGAATCTCAAAGAAGCGAGTAAATGGCCGCCGACCTACGCTGAACTCAGCAAAAGCGGTCAGGGCATCCACCTTCATTATATTTATGCTGGTGATGTCAGCAAGCTCAGCCGAGTGTATGACGATCATATTGAAGTGAAAGTCTTCACCGGTAAGAGCTCGCTGCGCAGAAAGCTGACAAAGTGTAATGACTTGCCTATCGCAACGATCAACTCGGGTTTACCACTGAAAGGAGAAAAGCAAGTGATAAATTTTGAAGGAGTGAAGAGCGAGAAAGGGCTTAGAACGCAAATCAAGCGAAATCTGAACAAAGAGTACCATCCGGCAACAAAGCCCAGTATCGACTTCATTTACAAAATTCTTGAGGATGCTTATGCAAGCGGACTCAATTATGACGTGACGGATATGCGGAATGCTGTTTTGGCATTTGCAGCGAGCAGCACACATCAGGCGGATTACTGTATTAAGTTAGTCAACAAGATGCAGTTTAAGTCCGCAGACCAGTCAGCAGGAGCAAAAAATGATGACGCCAAGCTCGTGTTTTACGATGTTGAGGTGTTTCCGAACCTGTTCTTGGTGAATTGGAAAATCGAGGGCGATGGTAAGCCGGTGGTTCGTATGATTAACCCTACCCCGACTGAGATTGAAGAGCTGATGCGATTCCGTCTGGTTGGTTTCAACTGTCGCAGATACGATAATCATATTCTCTACGCCCGGTTAATGGGGTATACGAATGAACAGCTTTATAATCTCTCGACAAAGATCATCAACGGCAGCGCAAATTGCTTCTTTGGCGAAGCCTATAATGTGTCGTATACGGATGTGTATGACTTTTCCAGTAAGAAGCAGTCCCTTAAGAAGTTCGAGATTGAACTGGGTATTCACCATCAGGAACTTGGTCTTCCCTGGGACAAGCCTGTACCGGAGGAGCTTTGGACAAAGGTCGCCGAGTATTGTGACAATGATGTCATTGCGACAGAAGCAACCTTTAATGCTCGTAAAGCAGACTTCACGGCTCGTCAGATTCTGGCAGATGTGGCGGGGATGTCCGTCAATGATACAACGAACTCGCTGACTACCAGAATTATATTTGGTAACAACCGCAAGCCTCAGGATCAGTTCAATTACCGTTTCATGGGTGACGAGAGTCAAATCTTCGACCCTAATGCGGATCTTCCGTTTACAATGGGGCTTGAAGACTATGACGAGTTCACACAGTTCGATAAAAACCATCGTCCCATCTTTCCTGGCTACACATTCGAGGGCGGTAAGTCCGTCTACAGAGGCGAAGAAGTTGGTGAGGGCGGCTATGTATATTCTGAACCCGGCATGTACAGCAACATTGCTCTGCTGGATATTGCATCCATGCATCCGAGCAGTATCGTAGCGGAAGAACTCTTCGGACCGGAATACACAAAGCGGTTCAACGAAATTCTTCAGGCTCGTATCGCAATCAAGCATAAGGATTTTGATAAAGCCAAGAAAATGCTGGGCGGTGCATTGGCTAAATACCTGACTGACGAAAATGCAGCGGCTGATTTGGCGCAGGCTCTGAAGATTGCAATTAACTCGGTATATGGTCTGACTTCAGCCGGGTTTGAAAATCCGTTCCGAGATAATCGTAACAAGGATAACATTGTTGCTAAACGAGGGGCCTTGTTTATGGTCAATCTCAAGCACGCTGTTCAGAGTCAGGGCTTTACTGTAGCGCACATCAAAACCGACTCCATCAAGATTCCGGACGCAACGCCTGAGATCATCAAGTTTGTGACTGAGTACGGCAAACTGTATGGGTACAACTTTGAGCACGAAGCAACCTATGATCGTATGTGTCTGGTGAACGATGCAGTTTATATTGCTCGATATGCTACGGTTGAGAAGTGCTGCGACCTGTATGGGAAAAAGTACATCGACTCCGCAAAAGATATTTGCAAGGAGAACAAGAAGCATCCGTATGCATGGACGGCGACTGGCACTCAGTTCCAGATTCCTTATGTCTTCAAGACGCTTTTCAGCAAGGAGAACATCGAGTTCGAGGACATGTGCGAGACGAAATCTGTGACGTCCTCGCTCTATCTTGACATGAACGAGGCTCTGCCGGATGTAAGTGCCCTTGAAGCGGAAAGAGATAAACTGTGGAAACAGATTACCGATTCTAAACGCATGACTGAGCCGATGCCCACGGAATGTGAGCGTGTCGAAGAACTAACGGACGAAATCGCCAAGGGTCACGACTACCACTTCATCGGAAAAGTCGGACAGTTCTGCCCGATTAAGCCTGGCTGCGGAGGTGGCATTCTGCTTCGTGAGACTGAAAACAAGAAGACCGGTGAAAAGGGTTACGCTGCTGCTACAGGTTCTAAGGGCTTCAGATGGCTTGAGTCCGAGATGGTCAAGCAGCTGGACAAACAGGGCGACATTGACCGTGGTTATTACAACAACATGGTAGACGAAGCAGTCAAGTCTCTGTCTGTTTATGGTGACTTCGAACGTTTTGCGGCGGACGAACCGTATGTTTCGGATAACACACCACCGTGGTTCGGAGCTGGCGAGCCTCATGAGGACGATACTACGCCGTTTGATGTGAGGTAATGCTTATGATTTTAATTCTGTTAATTGCTGTGCTCATTTATATTTTGTGCACGGCTGATTCTACCGAGTCCTGTATTCCCAATGAGGAGTGCAGGACTTGTCCATTTCCATGCGATAAACGCAAAAATTGAAAGGAGAAACTAATTATGGCTTACAAAGCAGTAGACAACATCATCATCGAGAATGCTCGAATTATCTTCCGCAACTTTAAGGGTGAGGAGTCCAAGTACAATCGTGCTGGCTCCCGCAATTTCTGCGTGGTCATTGAAGATTCCGATATGGCGCAGAAGCTTATTGAGGATGGCTGGAATGTTCGTGTTCTGGCTCCTCGTGATGAGGACGAGGCTCCTCGCCATTATATTCAGGTGGCAGTCAGCTTCGACAACATCCCCCCGAAGGTTATTATGATTACTCGTCGGGCTAAGACTCAGCTGGATGAGGAGTCTATCGGAACTCTGGACTTCGCAGAGATCCGCAATGTTGACCTGACGATCCGTCCCTACAACTGGGAAGTCAATGGTAAGACTGGCGTCAAGGCGTACCTTAAGACGATGTATGTCACCATTGAGGAAGATGAATTCGCTGAAAAGTATGCTGAAACCGAGGGACCTGAGGAGATGCCCTTCTAAAAGCGAATAGGTGCCAGCTTAGTACATGTCTGGTTAAATGTCCAGTAAGGTCTCGATTAGGAGTGCACGCCTATGACAGTAAGAGGAAACAGCCTTATTCCCTTTAATAACCGAAAGGAGGTCAAGCCATGCTGTGGCAGAAAAAGAAAAAGCGCAAAAAGGCTACTAAATCTAAAGCAGTTACTCAGACTGCTCCTCATCAGCCGGTGGAAGAGCTTCCGCAAACGGCTGAGCCTGAGGAAAAAGAAGAAACGCCAAAGCAAAAAAAGCCCGCTGGGAAAAAATGCAAAAAGGTTTTGTCTCCGGAAAAAGCTTTCTTAGATGCATTCGGACGATTGACCAACCGGCATCGGGCTTGGGATGTTTGGCGTGACTTTATTACTATGTTCGCTTGTTCGCTATCTAATCCTCTTGATAAGGAGCACCGGGATAAGCGAGAAGCGTTATATTTGGAAGTCATTAAAAAGTACAATAAGCAGGAGCAAGAGTTGTTTCCTGAACTGGCTGCTCAGACGGTCTTGGCTTTGGAGGAAAATCCGGAGCAAGATTTTCTGGGCAGCATTTTTATGTCTCTCAATCTCGGCAACGAGCATAATGGACAGATCTTTACGCCGTATCATGTCTGCGAGCTAATGGCTGAAATGACGATGGACGACACGGTAAAAAAGGTAGAACAGGACGGTTATATTTCAATTAACGATCCTTGCTGCGGAGCTGGAGCCACATTGATTGCCGGAATCCACGCTGCAAGGAAGCAGTTGGAAAAAGCAAACTTGAACTACCAAAATCATCTTCTCGTCGTTGCACAGGATATCGATGAAACGGTGGCACTTATGTGTTATATTCAGCTTTCACTTTTGGGGGTAGCAGGATATGTAAAGGTCGGAAACTCTCTGACAGAACCGATGACGGACAACGACAATAAAGAGAACTACTGGTTCACACCAATGTATTTTTCTAATGTCTGGGTTCTGCGTCGGATCTTCGGAGGGCGCTGATGGCAGGTATATCACTTCGAGACTATCAAACAGATGCCGTTGAGAGAATGAAAAACGGATGCATTCTCTGTGGTGGTGTCGGTAGTGGCAAATCCAGAACAGCTTTAGCCTATTACTACAAGCAAAATGGCGGAAAGCTCGGCACAAAGAATTATATTCGGATGCCGGGAACGCCAAAAGACTTGTATATCATCACCACAGCAAGAAAAAGAGATACTTTGGAATGGGAGGGTGAGCTTTCGCCCTTCCTTCTCTCCATTCATGCAGAAGTCAATACTTACAAGAATAAGGTCGTCGTTGATTCCTGGAATAACATTGGGAAGTACGCAACGGTTACGAATGCATTCTTTATATTTGACGAGCAGCGCGTTGTCGGTTCAGGTGCATGGGTAAAAGCATTTCTGAAAATTGCCAAGTTTAATGAATGGATTCTACTATCTGCCACTCCAGGAGACACATGGGAGGATTATATTCCAGTCTTTGTAGCAAACGGCTTTTATAAAAATCGTACAGCTTTCAAAGAAGAACACATGGTTATGACCTGGGTAAACGGAAAGTATCCAAAAGTAGACAGATATTTAGGAGTCGGACGGCTTATTCGACTTCGCAATCGCATTCTTGTAGATATGGATTTCAAGCGGGAAACCTGTTCACACCATGAAGATGTTTATGTCAATTATGATGTTGCGAAGTATAAAGAGACAAGTCGTCTTCGCTGGAACCCATATAAAAACGAGCCGATTGTCAATGCTGGGGAACTCTGCTATGTATGGCGACGCATCGTAAATGAGGACGAGTCCAGGCAAATCGCTCTAATGGAACTGTTTGAGAAACATCCTAAAATTATCGTCTTCTACAATTTCGACTATGAGCTTGATATTCTGAAAAATCTCTACTATGGAGAAAATGTTGAGATTGCAGAATGGAACGGTCACAAGCATCAACCGATTCCGACTTGCAACAGCTGGGTGTATCTGGTTCAGTATACTGCTGGAGCCGAAGGTTGGAACTGCATTAGCACAGACACCATTGTGTTCTACTCGCAGAACTACTCCTACAAAATTATGAAGCAATCAGCAGGACGAACTGACCGCTTAAATACACCGTTCAAAGATTTGTATTACTACCATCTGAAGTCCCGTTCCGGCATTGATTTGGCTATCAGTAGAGCATTGAGCGAGAAACGGAATTTCAACGAAACCAAGTATGTCGGCAGCTATAAACCCAAAGCTGCCTGAGAAAGGAGAAAAGATGATAACAATTGATGTCGCGGAGTATTGCTCTGCTTGCATGGACTTCGATCCAGATGTTCAACGACCGCAAAAAGCATACGGAATGAGTGAAGAGATCGTCATATCCGACACGGTCATTCGATGCTCAAATCGAAATCGGTGCAAAAACATTGAGCGATACCTGAGAAAGAAGGTAACGAACGATGGCGTTGGCAAGACTGACGAAGCAATGCCATGAATGTCCTTTTGTCGAGACCTGTGAGCACAAGGAAATGGAAGCATTGGGATATTTACCAGAACCGATTATGGCAGATGTCAAAGTCCCAGTTACTGCTGATATAGCAGCTCCCATTTTGAGAGAAACTGTAAGCCGTGTAGTAGACGGCAAAGTTGTAACAATGTATAAGGACGAGTTGGAGAAGATCCTTTATAAGGATTTATATTCTCATCTCGGACTTCAGATTGGAGGATAATATATGCCTGAATACGAAAAAGATACATTATATCGTCCCGAAACGAAGAAGAGTGGCAGCCTTGCTTATAAAATCGGGCAGGCTATCGCTATTCTGATGTCTTTGTGTGCCAGTGCGATTATCGTAGCGGCGACGATCAAGCTTATTATGTGGATTTTGTAAGGAGTTTTTGCAGATGAATGAAGAAAAGGAAGTCTATTTTGACCAGTATTGCAAATCGTGCAAGCACCACGGTCTTGAAGAATCCAAAGACCCGTGCAATGACTGTCTCGCAGAACCCAGCAATACAAATTCCCACAAACCAATGAACTATGAAAGCAAAAACAATTCTTTCTGTTTATGAAATTGGTCGCATCCTTAAACAGGCACGGCTCGATCAAGAGTGATATTCCTGAAAGGAGAAAAGAAACATGAATCTTGAGGAGTTCAGAAAGGCACTTTCGTCAGATGCTACTGAAGAGAATGCACAACTGAAAAGACAGTTGTCAGACCTTCAGACTGAATACCATGAAAAGCTTTCAAAACTCGAAAATGAAAACGATTCACTTAAAGAAAGTTGTCGGGTTTTATGCAATCGATGCTTTACTCTTACGAGAGGTGTTACTTGTCTATTTTGCGGTCTCGATTACCCCTGCCCTCATATGCCGGGGCTTGAGGAACAGGTGGCTATGGCTCATAAATTGAGAAAGGAGATCGAAAAAAATGGCTAATGGGTATCGTAATACTCTTGTTCAACAAATAAAAGACGCAGGTCAAGAACTTATCAACCGAGCTGAATCGATGGTGCATCCCGAAAATGATTTAATCACTGATTTTTCCATAGTAATCCATTTCGAGCAGCATGAGGTACCTACAATCGACTACACAACCAGCGTGGTAAACAAAGTTGCTTGCGATCGGGTTATCTATCAGAAAGGAGAATCCAATGTCTCAAAAATATGATGAATATCTGGAAAAACACAGGCAAGCTGTAAAAAAGGCTTATCAGTGGATTGCTGCTTATATTCCTGAACTGACAGATGTGGAGGCGACTCGAAATATTGAGTTCCATGATATGTCGAAGAATACGCCAGATGAGTACACGCCTTATGACAACTATTTCTATGGGGAGCAAACCCCAGCAATCATCGAGGCGTTTAACCAGGCATGGCTTATGCATATCCACCGAAACCCCCATCATTGGCAGTATTGGGTCTTAATCAACGACGAACCTAAAGAAGGAACTATCCTTATCGAAATGCCGTATCCATACATTATTGAGATGATCTGTGACTGGTGGGCATTCAGCTGGATTAAAGGTGACCTTTCCGAAATGTTTGCCTGGTATAAAGACCATGCCGATTATATTAAGATGCACAATAATACTCGTTCGATTGTGGAAGAGATTCTGGAAATGATTCGGACGAAGCTTACGGAGGTAGAAAATGCTGAAAATTGAAAACACCGAGGTTATGGGCTGGGAGCACGCCATTCGTGGTATGCGAAACCCTAAGAACTCTTGGGAGAAGACAGACTCATATCCTGCTGTTGACTGTGGAAAGTGCGGTAAAATCGAGAGAGAGGGTATTTGCAAAAAAGAGGACCGTGATTGTACGGGCTTTGAATGCTTTGAAGTGGGCCCGAATGACCTGAAGCTTATGACGACCCTTCGCAATGCAGGCACAGACCATCGTAAGTTCATGCGGATGATTACGGTCTATCTTGACATCACCGCCCCGCTGTATTGGTGGAAGGAGTTCGATACTTACAAGGTTGGTACGGTTGCCAATTCCTGTTCCACGATGCATAAGATTGCGGATAAGGAGTTTACGCTGGCGGATTTTAGTTGCGAGCATCTGGATCGCGAACCTTATTATCGCAACTGGATCGAGAGCGTAATCGTCGATGAAGATATCACTTTGTCACACAAGGTATGGATGACACCATTTGATGTTCTTAGATGCACAATCGAGATGCTAAACGCATATCGTGAAAACTACCTTGAAACCAAGGATAAACAGGATTGGTGGCAGATGATCCAGCTTCTCCCGAGCTCTTACAACCAGCGCCGGACGGTCATGCTGAACTATGAGGTTCTGGCGAACATCTACAAATCTCGTCGCAACCATAAGCTCGATGAGTGGCATACGCTTTGCGACTGGATTGAGAGTCTGCCTTATTCTGAGCTTATTACTGGCGAAAAGAAAAGATGAAAGATGATAAAATTCGTAGTCAATCAGCTTCCTTATTACGGAGAGCTGTGTCCTCTATGGACGATGTGCAGTAAAAATGCAAAGGAACATGAATGCCCGAGATACTGGGATAAATATAAAGTCTGCTCAGATGAAAACCCACATGAATGTGAGCACCTTATTGAGACAGAGAAACTCTAATAAATGTTCCTGCACGAAAAATACACTCCCTATTATGAAAGGAGGTAACGCACAATGAATTATTTTCTGGCAGTTAATGATCGGCAACTTGGCACTTGCTTGAGAATGCTGTTTGCTGAAAAACTTCAACCTGCTGTCCAAACCGTGTTAAACGAGAAGGGCAAGATTGAGTTTCATATTAGCATTGCAGCAGATCAGGAAGTGTTCGAAGAGCTGAACGAACGCTACAAGATCATGATTTCGTAAGTTACTCGATTTCGAAGGTAAAGGGGCCGTAACAAGCCCTTTTACTTTTGTTATATTTGTGGTAACATACTATAAGGAGGCGATGCCGATGAAAGTCAAATCCAGAATGTCCTGTCCGGTTCGAAGAAAAGACGGCACATGGACAACTGTTATCAAAGAATTTGAAGAAGATATTCCGGATCTCGGACGAAAAGAGCTTATCTGCAACAAATGCGGACGCCCAGATTATCCGAAATGTAAAGAAACGGTTTGTGAAGCCTGGAAATACCACAAAACGAAAAATTAACAAGTCATGTAAGAGCTGAGGTTAACCCTTGGCTCTTATTTTTTGTGTAAAGGAGAAAAACATGCTTGCCAGAGAAGCGACAAAAGCGGATATTCAGGCTGTTCGTGACCGTCTGCGGGAAGCAAAAGAACAACGTCAGCTTGATATTCAAATAAACCAGGCTATTGCACTGGTAAATCGTAATCACAGGAGGAAAAAATATGACACCGAACGATTATCAGCAGGCAGCTCTTCGCACAGCCCCAGGAGATTTACCGCCTGAGAAACTTCTGCTCAATGGCTTAATGGGACTGAACGGAGAAGCCGGCGAAGCAATTGATATTTTGAAAAAGCATCTGTTTCAGGGGCATGAGCTGGACACTGCACATATGGCTAAAGAGCTTGGAGATGTGGCTTGGTATCTCGCTGTAAGTGCAAACGCTATTGGGTATGACCTTGAAACCATCATGCAGATGAATGTGGATAAACTGAAAGCCAGGTATCCGGATGGTTTCGACGCTGAACACAGTCTGCATCGCAATCAGGATGATATTTAAGGAGGGTTTTCTATGAATGAACGATTCGGAGAAAAGGTAAAAGCTATTTTTGATAGTATTACCGTTCTTCAAGCAAAGGACAGCGACTTGAAACGAGATAACGCCAACATCAACGGTGACTCCCCCATGGGAGCTATGCTGCAATATGGTGCCAATACCGCCAAGGAGTACAATCTGGAGTATTTGATTAAACCTGCAATTGCAGAACTTCACCGCGATGGATGGATTCATATACACGATCTTGACTTCTATGCATGGACGACGACCTGCACGCAGATTGAGCTTCGCAAGCTCTTCAAGAATGGATTCAATACCGGACACGGTCATCTGAGAGCACCAAAAAGCATCGGTTCGTATGCTGCTCTGGCTGCTATTGCCATTCAGTCGAATCAAAATGACCAGCATGGCGGACAGAGTGTCGTGGACTTCGATTATGCTATGGCCGAAGGTGTCCGTTACACCTATCAAAAATATCTGAAAGAAGGCTATGAGATTTGCGAACGCCTCAACGATCTGAAAGATAAAGCATGGATTCTCGACTATGCTATGGAAAAGACCACCCGTGATACCTATCAGGCTATGGAGGGGTTTATTCATAATCTGAATACCATGCATTCCCGTGCCGGCGTTCAGGTTCCGTTCAGCTCTATTAACTATGGCACAGATACATCTTGGGAAGGTCGTCTTGCTATTGAGCAGCTTCTGCTTGCTACAGAAGCAGGACTCGGTCATGGCGAAACACCTATCTTCCCGATTCAGATTTTCCGTGTCAAGGAGGGAGTCAACTATAATCCCGATGACCCGAATTATGACCTGTTCAAACTGGCGATGAAGGTCAGTGCCAAGCGTCTGTTTCCTAACTTTGCTTTTATTGACGCACCTTTCAATCTCCAGTATTACAAGCCCGGTCATCCTGAAACGGAGGTTGCCTACATGGGTTGCCGTACTCGTGTAATGGGTAATATTTATGACCCGTCTCGCGAGATCGCTCCCGGCAGAGGTAATCTGAGTTTCACTTCTATCAATCTTCCGAGGCTGGCTATTGTGGTTGATGGTGATATTTCTCAATTTTTCAAACTGCTCGATGGAATGCTTGACAAAACCATGCAGCAGCTTCTCGACCGATACGAGATTCAAGCGTCAAGAGTAGTTAGAAACTTTCCATTCCTCATGGGAGAAGGCGTATGGATGGACTCTGACAAACTTGGACCGGATGACGAGGTTGGAGAGGTGCTGAAACACGGAACCCTCTCTATCGGTTTCTGTGGGCTTGCAGAGTGTCTTGTGGCTTTGACCGGGCATCATCATGGTGAAAATGAAGCATCTCAGGAGCTTGGTCTGCGAATTGTAGGTTATATTCGGAACTACTGTGACGAGAAAAGCAAGCAGTTTGGCATGAATGTAACCTGTCTTGCTACTCCTGCTGAAAGCTTAGCCGGACGCTTACTTAGAGCTGACCGAAAAGAATTTGGTATTATTAAGGGAGTTACCGATCGTGACTACTACACCAACAGTTTTCATGTTCCGGTCTATTATCATCTCCCGGCTCTTAAGAAGATCGACATTGAAGCTCCGTACCATGCTCTTACCAATGCCGGTCATATCTCTTATGTGGAACTGGACGGAGACCCGACTAAGAACCTTGCTGCTTTTGAGCGAGTTGTAAGGCACATGAAAGAAGCTGGCATCGGCTATGGCAGCATCAACCATCCTGTAGACCGAGATCCTATCTGCGGCTATAACGGAATTATCAATGACACCTGTCCCTGCTGCGGACGGAGCGAAGCCGATGGAGTTCCGTTCGAACGCATTCGTCGCATCACTGGATATTTGGTCGGAACTCTTGATAAGTGGAATGATGCTAAGCGTGCGGAGGAGCGAGATCGTGTCAAACATGAAGTTGATTCGAATTTCGGGGATTGAATCGGAGTCTATTGTTGACGGGGAAGGAATCCGGTATGTGATATTCACTCAAGGTTGTCCACATCATTGCCCCGGCTGCCACAATCCTCAAACTCACCCTTTCGGTGGCGGAAAACTCGTGTCGATCGAAGATATACTCGATGATATTTCAAAAAGAAAAAATTGGATAGACGGCATCACCCTTTCCGGAGGTGAACCATTCTGTCAGATTTACCAGTGTGCTCTGATCGCTGAAAAAGCTCATGAAATGGGGCTTAGCGTTTGGTGCTACACTGGTTATCTTTTTGAAGATTTGTATGGACAAGGCATCGAGCTTCTTAAACATATTGATGTACTCGTTGACGGCCCGTTCGTACAGGCTGAAAAATCGTTGGAGCTTGATTTCAGAGGAAGCCGTAACCAGCGAGTAATTGATATTCCGGAAAGCTTGAAAGAAGGCGTAGCAATCTTGAAACAAACTTAGAAGAAAGGAGTACCTGCATTATGGCGAACACTACTGATCCTCGACGAAATGCCGAAGGATATACTGACCCGACCGCTTACGAAGCCCTCAAGAACATTGAGCGTGAAGAAGACGAAAGATTTCATAGGCTGCTGCATACACTGTTTTACTTGTGTGAGTTGGCTGACTTTGAGATCGAAGGTCGGATTATTCTGGTTGATAAACGGAACGGACGGGTTTGGAGATGAGAGAAATGAGTCCGTACATACTTGAAAATTGTGTAAATTTTAGCCCACTTTTGTTTGGCGGATTCGGGCAAAAGCCCACTTTTGAAAAAATTTTTGAGCGTGTACGGGCAATTTTCCTAAAAAAAGCCCAGAAAAAGTGGGCAAAAGCCCGGTTTTGAAAACCAAAAGTGGGCAGAAAAATTCGGAGGCATTTTCTGAAAATGGCACTTTTTAGGCGTTTTTTGCCCCAAAATGGCCGATTTGCGCCGATTTGAAATTTTTCTTGTGAAAAAAGCCCACTTTCCCACTTTTATTTCTTATTTAATTGCGATAAAAAGTTTTAATAAATATATAAATAGGGCGAGAAAAGTGGGCATTTGGCCAGAGGTCGGAATACATAGCACAAGTAGACGAAAATGTCAAGACTTTTTACCGAAAGTTCTTCCTTTTTCTTTTAGGCTGTGCTATACTATGAGAGCCACACAATCTAATATGTTCAAGTCGTTTAGGGAAAACTGCTTTGGTAAAAAGTGTTTTCTCTCTTTACTCATTTCATTTGTCCCTTTGCGGCTTGATTGAGATTGTGTGGCAACAATGAGGGTTGACACTTTTTCGGTGCGTCTCTCGTTGTGGGGGCGCACTTTTTTAATGCCCCCTCGGAAAGGATGGGATAATGAGATGAGAAAGTTCTTGGCAGTGTGCATGGCGATTGTCATGATATTTATGATTGCAGGTTGTAGTTCAGAGGGGCATGAAGGTGAAGCTAAAACTCCGTCAGGTTCCAGTATTCAAAAAGGCAAGGATTATCAAAAAGTAGTTGACGAGTTTGAAAGTAGTGGCTTCACAAACATCAAACTCGAAAAACTTGACGACCTTGTTACTGGTTGGCTTACAAAAGACGGTGAGGTCGAATCTGTTTCCGTGGATGGCGATACTGGATACTCTGCTGATGCTTGGTATCCGGCTGATGTCGAGGTTATAATCACATATCACACATTCCCGGAAAAAGAAACTTCTGAAACAGATAGCAAATCCGTTTCAACCGAAGCGCCCGCTGTTGATATTTTGACAGTAGATAATTCTCCGGAATTGGCAGCAATACTTTCTCTTAAAGCAGATATGGACCAATCGTATGCAGATTTTGCAGAGGCTCATAAGAACCAGGTTATTGAGTTTAATGGCTGCATTACATATTTTACAAACCACGATAACTACGACACTCGATATGATTTGCTAATCAGTGCGGGAGACTATGTGGATGAAAATACTGCAAACCCTGGTCCAACTTTTAAGTTTAAGGATGTTGGGGTATATGATTTAGGAGACGGACTTACGCTTGCTGATTATATCAAAGTCGGCAGCAATGTAAGAATACAGGCTAAAGTGCGGAGCTATAATTCTGATACCGGTCTCTTTGAACTTGATCCAGTAAGTGTAGAAGCTCGATAACAAACAACTTTATATTTGACCGAGATGCTTAAACGGTGTCTCGGTCTTTTTATGTCTTTTTCCGCCGCGCGAAAAATACATTCCCTTTTATGAAGAGAGGAGTAAAAAAGCTATTTTTAAGAATAGACATTCTCTTTTCAGTTTTGAAAAACTACATGAAAGGAGGCTCATTTGCCAATGCTCGAAAGTCAATTTCAATCGAAGCTCATTAAGGAGCTTAAGAAACTTTTTCCGGGTTGCATCGTGATGAAAAGCGACTCTGGATATTTACAGGGCATTCCTGATCTGCTTATTCTGTTCAATGACAAATGGGCTGCTCTGGAATGTAAACAACACGCTGGCGCAAAAAAGCAACCGAACCAAGAATATTATGTGGGCAAGATGGACGAGATGTCTTTTTCCAGATTTATTTGCCCCGAGAACAAGGAGGAAGTGCTGCATGATCTTCAACAATCATTCCAATCTTGAAGGGCAACACGCTTTTCTTGGTGCCAGCAAGTATCATTGGATTAACTATGATGAAACAAAAGTAGCCGATGCTTATTCAAAGTTTTTGGCCACACAGCGAGGAACCGTTCTACATGACTTTGCATGCCAATGTATCACTTTGGGGCAAAAACTCCCCAAGTCACAGAAAACATTGAACATGTATGTCAATGACGCAATTAGTTTTCGTATGGTGCCTGAACAGATTCTGTTCTATTCAGAAAATTGCTTTGGCACCGCCGATACGATTGTGTTCCGGAATGGCACTCTTCGTATTCATGATTTGAAGACCGGTATCGTGCCGGCGCACATGGAGCAGCTTGAAATATACGCTGCTCTTTTTTGTTTGGAATACAAGGTGAAACCATCGGAAATCGAGATGGAACTCCGTCTGTACCAGAACAATGAAATTCTATATCACACGCCTACTGCCGAAGATATTGTTCCAATCATGGACAAAATTATTACCTTCGACAAGGTTATCAGAAAAATCAAAGAACAGGAGGGTTAAACCATGAGTCTCACGGATGATATTTTAATGCATTACGGTATGCCCAGAAGGTCTGGTCGTTATCCTTGGGGTTCGGGTGATAACCCTTATCAACACAGCGGCGATTTTCTCTCTCGTGTGGAAGAACTGAAAAAGTCCAATTTCACCTTTACTGACAAAGATGGAAAAACTTACACAGGCGAAGTAGCCATTGCAAAATCTATGGGCTTGAGTACAACCCAATTTCGTACCCAGATGAGCCTTGCAAAGGATGAACGCCGTTCTGCTGATGTCGCTACGGCTAAGGCTCTTCGTGCTAAGGGTTATAGTTTGAATGAAATCGCTGACAAGATGGGCTTCGCTAACGATTCTTCGGTTCGCTCGCTTTTGAATGAGAGTTCCGAAGCTCGTATGAATCAGGCAAAGCAGACCGCTGAATTTCTGAAAAAACAGATTTCGGAAAAAGGCATGATCGATGTCGGAACCGGAGTTGAAAGAGAGCTTGGTATTTCGAAAGAGAAAATGAACCAGGCTCTTTATATTTTGGAAATGGAAGGCTATCCCATCTATGGCGGCGGTGTCCCTCAGGTAACAAACCCGGGTAAGCAAACAAACATCAAGGTTCTCTGCCCTCCAGGAACAGAGCATAAAGAGATTTATAATTTTGAGAATGTTCATTCCGTAAGAGACTATGTGTCTCATGATGACGGCGAGACTTTCGATAAGTTCGTCTATCCCAAAAGCATGGATTCAAGTCGCTTGAAAATCCGTTATGCAGAAGACGGCGGAATTCAGAAAGATGGTGTCATTGAAATTCGTCGCGGTGTAGATGACTTGTCTCTTGGCGATTCCCATTATGCTCAGGTTCGCATTCTGGTGGATGGTAATAGATATTTGAAAGGAATGGCTGTCTATTCTGATGATCTTCCTGATGGTGTGGATGTAATGTTCAATACCAATAAGAAAAAAGGCACCCCGACATCGGATGTTCTGAAGAAGGTCAAGGATGACCCTGACAATCCGTTCGGTTCACTTATCAAAGCCGGTGGGCAGAGCTATTACATCGATGCTGATGGCAAACGACAGCTTTCCCTTATCAATAAGCGTGCCGAAGAGGGCGACTGGGGTGAATGGGCGGATAAACTCCCATCCCAGTTTCTTTCTAAGCAGAGTTTGAGTCTGGTCAATAAACAGCTGAACTTGGCGGCATCTGATAAGATGGCTGAATTTGATGAAATCTGCTCACTGACAAATCCGACGGTCAAAAAATCATTACTGAAATCATTTGCGGATGATTGTGACTCTGCTGCTGTGCACCTTCAGGCAGCTGCTCTTCCTCGTCAGAAATATCAGGTGATCCTACCTATCACTTCGATGAAAGACAACGAAGTGTATGCCCCGAATTACAAGAATGGTGAAACAGTAGCTCTGGTTCGTTACCCACATGGCGGAACTTTTGAGATCCCTATCCTTACAGTGAATAACAAGCAGGCAGAGGCTCGTCGAATCCTTGGCAACACACCTAAAGATGCAATCGGTATTAACAGTAAGGTTGCGGAACGGCTTTCAGGTGCTGACTTTGATGGCGATACTGTCATGGTTATCCCCTGTAACTCTGGTAAAAGCAAGGTCAAGATTACTTCCACTCCTCCTCTGAAGGGACTTGAAGGATTTGACCCAAAATTGGAGTATGGCGGAAAACCGGCTGGCACTTTCAAGCCTATGAAGAACACGCAGAAAGAGATGGGTGTCATTTCTAATCTGATTACCGATATGACTTTGAAGGGTGCTACACAGGATGAGCTTGCAAGAGCCGTTCGCCATAGCATGGTAGTTATCGATGCCGAAAAACACAAGCTGGACTATAAGCAAAGTGAGATCGACAATGGCATCAGCTCTTTGAAAAAGAAGTATCAGGGCACAGTTGATGAAGACGGAAGATACCACGAGGGTGCTTCGACTCTGATTTCCCGTGCTAAGTCTGAGACTTCCATTATCAAGAGGCAAGGTAGCCCAAAAATCGACGAAAAAACTGGTGAATACATATGGAAAGATGTAGATGACCCTGTTTACGTTGATAAGCGAACTGGCAAGGTCAAAGAGCGTACTCAGCCCAGCACTAAGATGGCTGAAGCAAAGGATGCCTATACCCTGGTATCTGAAGCTGATACCCCCGTGGAGCGTGCTTATGCTAACTACGCTAACAAGATGAAAGCCCTGGGCAACCAGGCTCGTCTTGAGATCCTATCCACCGGAAAAGTACCCTACTCTGCCACTGCAAAAGAGACCTATCAAGCTGAGGTCGACTCTCTAAATGCAAAACTCAATGTGGCTTTGAAGAATGCTCCCAGAGAAAGACAGGCTCAGACCATGGCTAATGCAGTAGTGGCTGCTAAAAAGCAGGATAACCCGGACATGACAAAGGGCGAACTCAAGAAAGCAAGCCAGCAGGCGCTTACTCAGGCTCGTGCCTCTGTTGGTGCAAAGCGAGAAACCATTAAAATTACAGACCGTGAATGGGAAGCAATTCAAGCTGGTGCTATTAGTGAGAACAAGCTCACCCAAATCATCGACAATGTGGACATTGACAGTCTTAGACAGCGCGCAACACCGAGAGCAACAACAACTCTCAGCACTGCAAAGCAGAATAAGATTGCTTCAATGAATGCTTCTGGCTACAGCACATCGGAAATTGCTGAAGCTCTTGGTATTTCAACAAGCACAGTGTCTAATTACTTGAATTGAAAGGAGTGACTGGTATGAATGGTTCTTGTGCCCTTACCACATTTGACAACCCTTATAATCCATTTGAACAGTTCTCCGATTGGTTCCTGTTCGATGTAGAAAAGGGTTACAACACTTGCGCTTATCTCGATCGAATTGCTCACACTTCTGACCAATTCTCTGAAGAAGAGAACAATCAAGAGATTGAAAGAGCGATTGACGAGATCATTCGTTATGACTTCATGAACATTTACAAGAAAGTTAAGAGAACGAAAACAACAAAAGCAGACAAGGCTTGAACTATAGGTTGAGGTCTAATGCTCTTTGAATAAAGTTTTTGTTTTCTTCTCTGAAAACATTTGAACTTGAAGTCAATACAAACAAATAACCACTTGATCTGCACTGCTGCCACAGGGCTTAAAGACATGGGGAGGGGGTCTCCAAAATCACACCCCCTACCTCAT